CGATCTCATTCGCCCTCTTGTGAATTTCAACGGATTCGTAGCCTTGCTGTGTGGGTCTACTCCTTCTGGTATACCTGTCACTGTAATTGTCAATGGTCTTGACAATTCTTTGATGAATAGGTGTGCCTTTAAGAATGAGTATCCCTCGTCACAGGTTGGAGATTTTAGACGTTACGTATCTCACGTGAACTACGGTGATGATTTTATCAATTCCGTATCGTGGTATCGTCGCAACTTCAATTTCCTTTCGGTTCAAAAATATCTGGGTACCTATGGTATGGTTATCACACCTGGTATAAAAGATGCTGAAGGAAAGAAATTCGTTTCCTCCTTGGGTCAACTAGTATTTTTGAAGCGCAAGACTGTTCGGCTTCCCGGAGTACCATTTCGTGTTGGTGCTCTTGAGCTTGCTTCCATCTACAAGATGCTGACATGTGTTCTTGCTTCCAAGCATTTGACACCTCAACAACAAGTAGGGATGAATGTGGACACTGCATTGCGAGAGTTCGCAATCCATGGACCTGAAGTTTATGAAGAGCATCGAACCGCTCTCTATACTATTCTTCAGGATCATGGGTTGCTACAAACCTCTTTCTTGATCGACAAGTCCCACCCCGCAATGATGTCAGAAATCTTCGAGGACATGCGCTAGTGCGCACCCCGACCTGGACAGGTCTTGAAACTGTCCACCCCACACAAGGCAAGTGTATAAAATGTCCCCACCAGTTCGGGGAAACTTAAATCCGTCCCTCTGTGCTGGGCTACAGTACAGGCGATGAGCCAAACCAAAATAGTAATTTTGTATATTGGATACCATGTGTTAGTATTTGATGTATGCTACTCTCTACATAGGCTTGTACAATTTTCATTTTTATATATCAACCGGGTGTCGAGATTCGTACTCCTCGGCATACTGTACATAGTGTACTTCTAATGTAGAAATTTATAATATTAATAACAGCTCACCCCAACAAAAGGTTGGGACCACAACTTTCGCGCACTCGGATACTCCGTGCGTTGTAGATCATCCAAGTCCTTTGGAATCTACCTTTAAGATCGGGGGTTCAACTGATACCCCCCTTGGCGAATTTTTACATCGCCCCGTCAAAATCTTCGAAATCAATCCGGCTTTGGCGACTACTTCCAATGTGGCAATTAAACCATGGGAAGTGTTCCTGAATGATCCAAACGTCAAACGACGTATCGAAGGTTTTCGACATGTTCGCGGCAGATTACATCTCCGCGCTGTATGTACCGGAAATCCTTTCCTTTTCGGTATGTACGCTCTGTCCTACCGTCCATTTCGAACTAGAAGTGTTCATGCATTATGCGGCGCGTTTTCAGACGCCCGTATGATCCAGACCACTTCCTGTCCCCACATCTTCATTGATCCGACGACCTCTGAGGGTGGAGAGATGGTTTTACCATTTTTCACACCTTACAATTGGATCGATCTCACTGAGACGAACATGATGGGTGACATGGGTACTTTGTTTTTCGAAACATTAGTCCCGCTCAAACATGCAAACTCCGGTTCTGGAAGCTTCAATGTCCAAATTTACGCTTGGATGGAAGATGCCGAAATTTGCACACCAACGGTAGCAACCTATGGTTCATGGACGCTACAATCTATGACAGAG